TCGAGCGTGTAGCCGATCGACAGCATCCGGCAGACCGTCTCGCAGGTGATGTCGCAGACCGTCCATTTCTGCAGCAGCGGGTGGTAGAGCAACAGCCGGTTGGGGTTGCCTCCCTGCGACCCGGCCCCGGGATAGGCCCACCAGATCAGCCGGTTGACCGGGTCGACGGTGCCGACGACCCGCGCCAGATTGTTGAGGTCGACATCACTCCAAAAGAACTTGTCGACCCAGTCGAGACCGATCGGCAGCGCCATCGCGCCGTCAAACCCGCAAAACCCGTCCTGGCCGAGATAGAACGCCATGCCGCCCCAGGTCACCAGCGAATTGGGCGCCGGGCAGCCTCTGGTGTTCTCGGCCGGGAGAAAATCAAACACCGCCGGCGGCCCGGCATAGACGATGCGCTTGACCGCGCGCTCGAGAAAAACCGCACCATCGGCGTTGGTCAGATCGGCCGCAAGCCCCATGATCCAGCCGGCATCGCCCAGGAGATCGGCCGCCCCCGACTGCAGCGTCGCGGCGGTCACCCCGCCCGGGGTCGGCCAGCCGCCCGTTTTGGCGTTGCCGGCAGCCGACCACCAGCAGCGCTGGGGCAGCGCGCCATTGGTGCCGTCCTGGGTATTGGCCAGCATGACAAAGGCGTTTTTCAACGTCGCGATATAGCGCCCCTGCGGCGGGGTTCCGGGCAGATCGGCAAACGCCGACGAGACGCCCAGCGTGAAATATTGCGGGGTATCGACAAAATCCGTCGCGATCACATCGCCGTTGAAATAGGTGTAGTTCCACTCCCCATCGGCCGGCGCCGAATAGGGCGAGGCACTCTTTGAAACCTTGCTCCAATTGGCGCTGCCCGAGGTCAGCTGGTAGAGATCGCTGGCGTCGCCGGCAAAGAGGTTGACATTGCCGGCCTTGTCGATAAAGGCCGCGGCGCCCTGGCAGCGCTGGCTCAGCGCGTTGGAATAGACATTCGGCCCCAAAAACGGCCCGTAACTGCCGGCGGTGCGCGGCATCACGTTGCGGATATTGGCCGAGCCCTTGCCCGGATAATCGGGCAGGTCGGGGCGCCAGTCGGCAGGCGGCAGCAGCATCAGGCACCCGTCATCAAAACGAACTGGGACGAATGCGCGTCCTGGCGCGCCGGGTGCTCTCATTCTTGAGCACGGTCAAATAACCGCGATCGCGCGGGTCGGCCGGATCGCCATAGATCGCCTTGCGCATCGCCTCGGCATGCGCGACGTTTTTGATGACCTCGCGGGCGATGATCAGCTGGGCGGTGCAGCGGATAAGATCGTAGGCGTCCTGGGTCCACACATTGCTGTCGGTCGGGTTGGCCAATGGCGCGAGCCGCGGATCAAACGAGGCTTGTACCGGCATCGCTTGCGACGGGATCGGGTAGAGCCGGATCTGCTCGGCAAAATAGGCCCAATCGGCCGGATAGGTGCTGGTGACAAGCGGGTTGGTCGAGATCTGCTCGATATATTGCCAGGTGCGCTTGGTGATCGGATAGCGCTGACCGTTGACCAGGACGCGCAGGATCACGATGCTGGGAGCGGTCGCGATCGCCGGCCCATCGGCCCCGGTGTAGAATTCCTGGCCGGCGACCGTGTTGAACAGCGTCGCATAGCTCTGCAGGAAATAGAAGTTTTCGCGCTCCCAGAAGGCGATCGCCGACTGGATTGCATTGGCGATCGGCGCGGTGACTTCGCCGCTATCGGAGAGCGGCGAGAGCAGGTCCTGGCGATCGCCCAATTCGTCGGCGATCTGCTTTTGCAGCTGCTGATAGGTGCCGCTGATCGCCATCAGCCGGCACCGACGACATTCCAGGCGATGATGACGACCGCGATGTCGCCGCTTGCGGGCGCCACAGGATGGCCGCGCAGCGCCTCGGCCGCAATTCGCAGCCGCAGGCGCAACAGGTCATCGGGACCTTGCGGCGCGCGCCCATCGGGAAACAGCACGTCACCCCAGACATCGCCGGCGGCGACGATGGGATGGCTCAGCCGATACGAGACATGCAGCATCGCTTCGAAAGACCTCCTCCGGCGCCGGCAACCGCCTTAAAGCCGGCCCGCGAGGACCCGCGAGCCGGGCGTCCCCGACTATTCTTCGGCGTAGGTCTTCATCCCGGCCGGGGTCTTGCCGCTCGGGGTCGGCCGCTCGGGTGTCGTCATCGCATCGCGCCCGATAAAATTCTTCTGCGCGGTGCCGGCGCCGCGGGCGGGCAATTCGCCGGCCCCGCCGAGCGGTCCCGGCCCCTTGCTCGAGCCGATGCTCGCCGGCGAGCGATGCGAAAAATGCGGCTCGTGGACCGGCCGGTAATTGGCCTCGCTCTGGTCGGGTTCGCGGGTCGGGATCGGCCGGCCGCGCATCTCCATATGGGTTTCCGGGTTGCGGGCGGCATCGCGGCGCGACCGCTCGCGGTTGGCGGCTCGACGGGTATTCATTTCGTTAGGCTCCTCTCGGTGAAAAAAGGTTGAAACGGAAACGAAGAACGCAACACCGGACTAGCTGTCGGTTCCGGTGCCAACCGCCTGCAGGGTCGCCGTGCTCAGCGCGGTCAGGGTGACGACAAAATCGCGCCAGGTGTTCTGCGCGACACTCATCGTGCCGGTCAGCGTCCACCCGGTGTTGGTGGTCACGGTCCAGGCAAAATTGGCCGATGAGCGGTTGATCACGCGCAGTTTGAAGCTGGTCCCGACCGTCGGCGCATGCAGCGCTGCGACCATGTTGGCGACGGTCGGCAGCTGGGCGTTAGCCGCGCCGCCCAGGGTCCCGGTCATCGCCAGGAACACATCGGCCGCGCCGCCGGTGATATTGGCCGCGGTCAATGTCGCCCCCGCGGTTGCCGCGTTTGAATTAAACGCCGACATCCGGGTCGTCGCCGGTTGCGTCGTCCAGGCGCCGGCAGCGGTGCAGTTGAACTGCGCCGCGGTTCCGGGAAAGAGCTGGACCCCGGCGGTCGCCGCTTCGCCGTTGATCGTATCCGAGGCGCCCTGCGCCGGATAGACGGTGAGCGGGTTGGCGCCGGTATTGATGACCGTGACCTGCAACCCCGGGGCCGAGGCCGGCAGGTTGACGCCCTGCCCGGCGCTGACCGTCGAGACCGTGTTGAGCCCGGCCGACAATTGGGTCGCGGTGCCCTGGCTCGACCCGGCCGCGGCGACGGCATCGGCAAATTGCATGGTCTCGAGCACGGTGCCCGATTGCGCGGTCTTGGCATAACCGGTCGCCAGCCCGTTGGAATACCATTTGCCCGGCGCGTAGCAGGTAAAGATGACAACCGAGCTGTCCATCTGGTTGACACCGGTCGCCGCCGCGACGTCGTCGATCTGGTCGCTGCCCGAGCCATAGACGACGATCGCCACCCCAGAATGGTTTTCGACGATGACATCGAGCCCGGCGGCCGAGGCCGGCAGCTTGACCCCTTGGGCCGCGGTTGCCGTGGTCACCCGGTTGAGCGCCGCGACCAGCTGCGTCGCGTTTGCCTGGGTCGAACCGGCGGCCGAAATGCCATCGGCGGCGAGCTCGACCGGCAGATTTCCTGCGGCGCCGACCCCGGCCTCAAAATGCCAGGCGCCGGCGATCGCGCACTCAAAGGTCGCAACATCACCCGGCGGGATTGGCACCCCGGTCGCCCCGGCGACCCCATTGATCGTGTCCGAACCGTTGCCATAAACCTGGATCGGGTTGGCGGTGTTGTTGATGACGGTGACGTCGAGCCCGGCAACCGAGGGCATCAGCGCGACGCCGTCGCCGAGGGTCGAGCCGGTCGCCGGCGCGGTCGAGGTGTCGATCCGGTTGACCTCGCGGGTCAGGGCCGTCGCCCCGGCCTGGGTGCGGGTCGTGCCGGCGGTGATTGCGGCAAGATTGCTCTCGATGATCAAACCGACCTGGCCGGTAAATGGCGGCGGCCCGCCGGCACCATTGAGCATGGTCAGGGTCGGCACCTCATCGATGTTGATGGTGGCCAACAGGGTTCCGGTTTCAGCCATTGTCGTCGGTCCTCAAAAAGAAAAGGATTGGATGGGACGCAGGGCGGCGGGGCCGCGGCCCCGCCGCCTTTTTGTCAAGGCACTTTTTGTCAAGGCACAGGGGCTAGCAATTAGCTCGCAGTGTCGTTTGACAGCGTGATCGATTGCATGCTGTAGGTGACCGCCAGGCGCACCGTGCCGCTCGTCGCCCCGGTCGCCGGTCCGGTATGGACCTTGACCTGGATCGTCGTGCGGCTGGTGTACTGGTAGCCAAGCCCCGCCGCGACATTCATCCGGGTTGGCGCCAGCGCCACCCCGTTGCTCTGCGCCGCGGCAGCGATAAAGCGCTGCGCGCTGTTGCTGTCGCCAACATCGTAGGCGATCGTCGCCGCGGCGTTGGTGTCGAGCTCGTCGGCGCTGAGGTTGACCTCGGTGACGACCGCATTGAGCGGCACATCGAGCATGTTGATGATGTCGTTGACGGCCAGGGCCTGGGTCAGCGCAAAAGTGCTGACCACAGTGATGTCGCCGGTCGCATTCTGGACCGGCTCGACCCCGCCCTGCTCGCGGGTCGCGTTATAGGTGGTCATCTGTCAGCCCTCCCTTAATGCGCGATGGCGTAGGAGGACATCACGATCGTCGCGAAGTCCGCCGCGTTGAACACCGCCTTTTTGAGGCCAAAGATCATCCCGGCCGCGACACCGAGCTCATTCTCGTAATCGAAGAGCTCTTCGACCCAGGTAAAGCGCTGGGGGCCGTCATCGCGACCAAACCCCATCA